TATAGTGCAATTTACGGGCGATACGGAGCTATTAAGCGCTGAAGGTATACACAATAGCAAAGAGAAAGAAAGGGTCATTAAGCATATCGAGAATGCGACTGGATTTTTTTCATTAATTGAAGTAAACAATCTTGTTGAAAAATATGGTTTAACAGAAATGTACAACGCTAAAAAAGAATTATTATATGGAAAATAAAATATTATTCAGATGCAGTGGTACGGGTTCACTAATGACAGAACCTAAATTAAAAGCCGATAAAGAAGCTGGCAATCTTTCAGAAACAGCCAAAACATTCGTTGAAGATAAATGGTTATTTGATACGTTCGGTTTTTCCGAACTACTCAAAAATGACTACATGGACAAAGGCAACGAATGTGAACAGGATAGCATGGATTTGGTTAGCCAAGTTGTGCCAGGTGGCTTTCGTTCAAGATACAATACAAAGTTACAAAACGACTATGTTATAGGAACTCCCGACATCGTGTTACAAGATTGTGTTGAAGATATTAAAACTTCGTGGAATCTTAAGACGTTTTTCAATGCTGAATTATCAAAGATGTATTTTGCCCAGGCTCAGTGTTATATGTGGCTTACAGGTAAAGAAAAGTATCGTTTAATTTATGCTTTAGTGCCAACACCTCAACACATGGTACTAAATGAATGCGAAAAGTTAGCTTGGAAATACGGCAAGAATTACGATAATGAAGATTACATAGCTCAAACACAACAAATCCAACGCAATAATGATTTGATTAAAGAATTACCGATTGAAAAACGTGTGAAGGTATTTGCATTCGATTATGATCCTCAATTCATTGAAACTCTAAAAACTAAAATCGAGAAAGCTCGTGAATATTACAACACATTAAAATTATAAATTATGAAAAACGAATTAGAAAAACACATCCAAACATTAACAGCATACGAATATACTTTGCTGAATACCATTTGCGATTATTCAAAGATAAAATTAGATGACTTAGTAGGTCAAAAAAGAAAGCGCAAATTTGTAAACGCTCGAAAGATTGCAAGCTATCTTCTGAAAAAGAATGGATATACCCATCAAAACATTGGGCAAATAATTAGCCTAGTTCCAAAAGACCATACGAGCATTATATATAACGTACGTTTGGCGCACCATCACTACGAATTTGAACCTCTATTTAAGAATATAGTTGATAGTGTAGGCAATGTAGTAATTAAACAAGATTTCAGTTCATTAAAGCACATAAAATGATTGAGTTAAACGAATACATTAAGCAGAATCCTCAAATGAAATTAGAGCATATATCTAGGCTTTATGGAGTTAGTGTGAGTGCAATAAGCAAACGTAGAAAATCGCTTGGAATTAAGCATGAAACTGGGGAACTTTGTAAAAAGATTGCATCAATGCTAGATAAAAGAAATATCGAGATAGCAAAGGAGTTAAGATGCTGCCAAAAATTGGTTGCATGTGTGAGATTTAAGAATAATAAAGAAAAAAGAATGAATAAAAAAGTAGAATTGAATCCCGAACAAATAAAGTTAGTTAAGGCAAATTATGATAAGATTAGTATTGATAAGCTCGCTAAATTAGTAGGAGTGACTAAAAACATCTTACGCTCACGAATGATTGAAATGAAGCTATATAATGAGAAAAGCAAAGTTAACTTTTACGGCTACGACCTTGACAATGGCAATGGCTATTTTGATTTAGATAAATACACTAAAATTATGTACTAATGGATCCGAAATATTTAAAAAGCAATACCGACATCACGCTCATTCTTACCTATGCAACGCAAATTAGTCGTTTGTGTGAAAATGTTATCTTGGACATGCAGTTAACAAAGGACTACAAAACAGACTTTAAAGATGCAATAAAGGCTTCAAACAAAATTCATTCTTTGATTACAGGAATTACAAATTATGAAATGCGAAAAGAGATACATGAGCGAACTACTAACAATTACGACACAGGCGCATTTGATAATATCATGTTCACAATAGGTCAAATGTCAGATGAACAACGTAATTTAGCAGACGAAGTCTTGAGCGAAATATTAAATGGAACATTAAAAATAAACAGAAACAATGACAATAACGAATGAAGATAATATGAATTTAATGGCTCGTTATCCTGATAAATATTTTGATTTGGCTATTGTAGACCCGCCTTATGGTATTGGATTTGATGGTTCAAGAAAAAGTACAAGTAAGAATGGTGGAAGAAAAGAATATGAATTTAAAGGCTGGGATAATGAAATACCAAATAAAAAATATTTTACTGAATTATTTAGAGTAAGTAAAAATCAAGTTATATGGGGAGCTAACTATTTTACTAAATTTTTACCAAGTTCAATGGGGTGGTTATTTTGGGATAAAGGTCAAAGAATTTGTAATTCAGATGGCGAACTTGCATACACTTCATTTAAACAAGCATTAAGAGTTGTTGAATATAATCGATGTGAAATAAAAAAAATAGGTGGTGCAATACATCCAACACAAAAACCCGTTGCACTTTATAAATGGCTACTTGATAAATATGCAAATCCAAATGATAAAATACTCGATACTCATTTAGGTAGTGGCTCAATAGCAATAGCCTGCCACGATTACGGATTTGATTTAACAGCATGCGAACTTGATAAAAAGTATTACGATAAGGCAATGAAAAGAATAAACAATCATATTTTACAACAAAAACTATTTTAAAATGAATAAAAATTTAAAAGGGTTTGAATACCTTGGAAAAACTAAAAATGACAAAGGCAAAACATTTGAGACAAAACAAATCGATGTCGCTAAAATGAAAGCAGTAAGGATTGATAAGAAAACAATTAAGTTAGTTAAAAAGTAAACAATTAAAACAAATATATGAGTACAATGATTAGCGGTTACATTACCCTAGAAAAAATGAAAGAAATCGTAAAAGTATGCGAAAGCAAAAACGAAACAGGCTTTAAGTTTACAGCCTCTATTTCAGACACATCAAACCAATACGGGCAAAATGTGAGCTTCTTTGCAGAACAAACGAAAGAACAACGAGATGCAAAGGTAAATAAGTATTATTTTGGGAATGGCAAAGTTTTTTGGACTGATGGGAAAATCAATGTAGGAACTAAAGACCAGCCAATACCAACCAGCGAAGTGAAATACAATGGCGGTAAAGTTGAAGATGTAAGAGTATTACAGGCTGAATCCGATGACTTGCCGTTTTAAGTCAAAAAATAATATATAAATTTGTAGTTCAGTTCTTTAATTAAAAACATGGTGTGAGAACCATTATTTATAACAATTTTAAATGCCATTGTAGGTATTGCAAAAAACAGAATAGTATTTTTATCAATTGTAATATTATTCTTAATTCTCACTTGCAGTACTTACGATGGTTTTTTATTTTATGATTACATTAGATAGATGTTTAAGATTGCTCGAAAGTGGTTTATCACTTGCAACTTTAAGCGAAAACAAACAAGCCAATTTCAGTTGGAAACCAAACCAACAAACACCACTATCAAAAGAGGAATTTGCAAAGCGCTATCATTACCAAGGCGGGATCATGCTGAAAAGCGGTGAGCAAATGAAAGCGACTTCAAACATTGCTTTGATTACAGGTTATAATAACATCGAAGTTATTGACGTGGACTTGAAAGTTTTTGCAACCTTGCCCGAGCAAACTAATTTTTGGAATGAGCTTCACGATTATTTGAAATCAAATATTGATGACTTTGATTTGAAGTTTGTTATTTATAAAACTAAAAATCAAGGTTATCACATTATTTATAAATGCAATACGATTGTAGGTAATTCAAAGATTGCCAAATTAAAAGGACATAAAGAATGCGTAATTGAATCCCGTGGGATAGGCGGTTATGTTGTGGTTTATGATAATCAAATTAGCAAATTAGACTATCTTGAAATTAAGAGTATCACAGAACGTGATAGGCAAATTCTTTGGGATATTTGTAAGACGTACAATTATGTTGAAGATAGCGAAACGATACAACCTGAAAAGAAAGAAGTTAAAGAGTATGCAGAAAACGAAATCACTCCATGGAAAGACTACAATGATAAAACCGACATCTTTGATGTTATTGGTTCGGACTTCAAAATAGTAAAGAAGTTAGCTAACCATTATATAATTTTGCGCCACGGAGCTACATCCGTGCAAAGCGGTTACGTTTATAGAAACTCTAATTGTATGTACTTATTCAGTACAGGAACCATATACCCAAACGAAAAGCTGATTAGTCCTTTCAGTGCATACGCAATCAAATATCATAATGGTAATTACAAAGAAGCCGCAAAAGATTTATATAATCAAGGATTTGGAAGCCGTATCGTAACTAAAAAGAAAGCCATTGAGGATAAAGAAATAATCAATATCAATGCAGATGATTTGAATTTTCCTATTGACATATTTCCACAAGATATACAAGAGTACATGATTGAATGTAACAAGACTTTGGATAGCTCGATTGATTACATGGGGTGCTCAATGTTATGGCTACTTTCAGTTATTGTAGGAAATTCAATTCAAATCGAGGTTAAGCGTGGATGGTATGAAACTTGCAACGTATGGATTGCTATCGTTGGTAAGGCGGGATTGGGTAAAACTCCAAGTATTAGCAATATTATTTATCCATTGCAGAAAATCAATTCAAAGAGAATTAAAGAGTATATCAAACAATACGATAAATACGAAGCCTATTCAAAGTTAAGCGCAGATGAACAAAAGCAAAAAGAAGAAACAAAGAAGCCTATTAAAAATCAATTTATAGCCAATGATATCACTTTGGAAGCCTTAGTCGATTTACATCAAGAATCAAAGAATGCAGTCGGAGTGTTCAAAGACGAACTTGCTGGCTGGTTCAAAGACATGAATAAATATCGAGCGGGATCCGACCTCGAATTTTGGTTAAGCTCATGGAGTGGTAAGTCGGTAAGCATGAATCGAAAGACCGCAAAATCCTCGTTTGTTGAAAAACCTTTCATTCCAGTTTTGGGTGGAATTCAACCTGGTATTTTAGAGCAATCCTATACGGCTGAAAATAAAGAGAATGGATTTGTTGACAGGATGTTAGTAAGTATGCCCGAATTAGAAATTGAAAGCTATAATACAAACGAAATGGATGAAGCGACTTTATTATGGTACGAAACGTTTATAATCGGAATATATGAGCATGTTAAATTTACTTTGATTGAATACGACCAAGATGCTGAAATCGTAGTTAAAAACGCTAAAATGGATGCAGAAGCCAAAGTCGAATGGGAAAGAATCTTCAATGACATAACAAATGTGCAAAATTCAGACGATGAAAACGAGTACATGAAAAGCATGCTACCAAAACAAAAGAGTTACATACCTCGATTTGCGCTTTTAATACACATTTTAGACTACTTCATGGATGTTAAGCATAAAGACCCTTACATTGTAAATAAAGACGCAATTTTGAAGGCTGAGAAGCTAAGTAAGTATTTCATTCAAATGGCAAAGAAAGTCAAGGTAAATTCAATCGAGCATAAAGAGATTAAGGATGTTATTTACAATTCAAAAAATAAGACTAATAAGGAAAAGTTTTTAGAAATGTACACATCGAATCCTGATTTGGATAAAAAGAAGATAGCTGAAATTTTAGGCGTATCACTCCAAATGATATACAAATACATGAAGGAATAATTTTAAACCATTTTAAACCGAGTTTAAAAAATTTTTTCCTCTATAATGTACACTATCATTGATTATTAGAGAAATTTTAAACAAAAAAATTAAACCAAGTTTAAAAATAGAAAATTTAAAAAGTAAAAGTAAAAAAATAAAAAATTATCATTTTTTCAAAAGTTTAAAAAATTAGTTTAAAAATATGCTGAAACCCTTTACTACACTACATTTGAACCATTAAACCAACTTTAAACCGAGTTTAAAATGAGTTTAAAATCATAATATATAACTCATTGATTATCAATAAAAATAAATTTTAATATGAATAGAGAAACCAAAAAAAGATTTCTACAAGCCAAGCGTGAACATCTTATTAGAAAATATCCAACATGGACAGAAGATGACATCAAATCATTCAGTCATTACACAAAAACCGACAACGGAGCTAATGGTTTAACCAGGTGCATTATTGATTGGATTACATTCAAAGGCGGACAGGCTGAAAGGATTAACACAATGGGAAGACGTGTTGACAATACAAAGATAGTTAAGGATGTTTTAGGCTTTACAAGGGTAGTTGGTTCAGTTAGTTGGCAAAAGGGCACAGGAACGAAAGGGAGCGCTGATATAAGCGCAACTATCCCAATGGTAGTAAATAACATGAAAGTAGGAGTAAGTGTCAAAATAGAGGTTAAGTATGGCAAAGATAGGCAAAGCGAGGATCAAAAGAAGTATGAACATTCAATCAATGAAGCTGGCGGTATTTATGTAATCGCTCGGAATATTGATGAATTTATTGAGTGGTACGATGAAACATTTAACTAACGTGACTTATATTACACATCACAATCATTAACAAGTAAATTATATAACACATTATGCAAATAGAATTTAAGATTACAGGTGAAGACCAAAACGAATTAATGCCGTACTTTCAAGCGCAAAACAGAGATGCTTTTTTATTCGATTTATTTCATAATTTTTTCAGGCATTGGAAAAATACAGATGGCATGGTCGACATTGAATATGTTAAAGAAAAGTTATTTGAGTTAAAGAATGAACATAATATAATTTTAGTCAATTAATAATACACTAACTTTGTTTTCCAAATGAAGCTAATTGACTGATATAGTTCAAGAATATCCTATCTTAATCGAAGCTAGTAAGAAGATTACTAACAACCATGAGCTACATATGGACTTGTTACACTATGCTTTAGAGGAACTATATAGTAAGAAAAACTATGAAGAAATCATTAATAGTGGTGGCGTAAGGTTTTATGTAGTCAGAATCATGCTTACTCAATGGCGGTCGAATACAGGTCCTTTTTATAAAATGTTTTTCAATCAGAAATCAAATGAGATTAGCGAAGATATAATTGACTATAAAGAATACGACCATAATGAGCTCGAATATATCAAAGCATTAGAAGACCTGGCATGGTATGATAAAGAACTATTTAAGATATTTTCAGATAAACAACATACGATATCGAGCCTATCACGTGAAACTGGAATCCCGAGGTCAAGTGTTGACATTACCATTAAAAAAGTACGCAAAATATTACGCAAAATATGAGTAGAGTATTAGTAATCGGAGACATTCACGAACCCTTTTGTTTGGATGGCTATCTTGAACATTGTAAAAAACAATATAAGGACTTTAAATGTGATAAGGTTGTTTTCATAGGAGACATAATCGATTCACATTTTAGCTCATTTCATTCCACCGACCCCGATGGTTTGAGCGCAATAGATGAGCTTAACGCATCTATTAAGAAACTTCGCAAATGGCACAAGGCGTTTCCAAATGGAACAGTTATAATCGGCAATCATGATAGGATTGTAGCACGCAAGGCATTAGCCAACGGAATAAGCGCTAAGTGGATTAAGGAATTTAAAGATGTACTTGAAGTACCTACATGGAATTTTACAACTGATAAAATAATTGATGGAGTTTACTATGTACATGGAGAAGGCGCAACGGCAATCATGAAAGCAAAGAATCAATTTAGATCCGTGGTTGCAGGACATACACACACGAAATGCTATATCGAATATATTAACAACGTATTCGGAATGCAAGTTGGTTGCGGAGTGGATGCGAAGGCTTACGCTATGGCATACGCAAAGAATTACGCACCGCCACAAATAGCGTGCGGAGTGGTTATTGATGGTAAATTGCCTATTATAATTAAAATGCACTAAAATATATATTTACTACTATGAAATGGAAATTTGAAAATATAGACATTATATTCACTTGCAACGAATCAGACTTTGAACGTACAAGTAATTATTCACGAAATAAACTAAAAACTGATGATAGAATTATTATTATTGACGGCGCTAATATCGATGGGAACGATAGCACTAATATTGAATCCGATATATGCGAAAGTAGTGAAGATATTGTCAATACTGACAAACATAAACCTAGAAGGAAAGCCACTAAAGTGTCCGACGTGCCTTCCGTTTTGGATAACAATGATAGTATTATTGAGTAATGGAACTTCAATATTATATTGTATTCTTTTTAGTTTTTGCGCTAGCTACCTTGGGGAGTATTTTTTTAAAAGACTTACCTCATGAGAAAGACTATTAAACTAAATGTATACGATTGTAAGGTAAATTTTATTATTAGTAATGATATCAATAAAGAAATTAAGAGGATATCCACAAAGAATAAAAATCCTTTTATATTAGATAGTGAAGTTGAAGGAATAGTATTCTATTTTAACTTATCAGAATATTTTATTATCATTAACAATGAATACTTAACACACAATACATTAGCACATGAGATTTATCATTTAGTAATCAAAGTAACCGAACCTAGAGACATAACAGATGAAGAAGCGCAAGCCTGGTTATGTGGAAAACTAACACAGGAGATATATAAATTTTTAGAACAAAACAAAGTAGAAATTAAATGACAATGGTAATAACGCAAGAAGATAAGGATATATTATTAGAGAATAGAAAGATTATTCTTGATATAACGCACGGATATAAGATGGATGAATTGAAGGTATTATACGATGTACACAATCGAATATATAAGACTAATAAGAGCCCAAACGGGTGCGGTTCATGTATTCGTTCAGTAATGATATCACTACAAAAAGCATTGTCAAAAGTATTATGAAAATAAAATTAAACCCAAACAATCCTCGAATAATTAAGGATGACAAATTTAAAAAGTTAGTTCAATCAATAAAGGACTTTCCTGAAATGCTTGACATACGTCCCATCGTAGTCAATAAAGATGGTATTATTTTAGGCGGTAATATGAGATACAAAGCATGTATTGAAGCTGGCATTAAAGAACCACCTTTTAAAATAGTTGACTTAACAGAAGAACAGCAAAAGGAGTTTCTTATTAAAGATAATGTAAGCGGTGGAGAATGGGATTGGGATGCGTTGGCAAGTGAATGGAATGTTGAGCAGTTAGATAGTTGGGGATTGGATATGCCAAGCAGTTTTAGTGATAGTGATGATTTAGGGACTGATTTCACTTTGCCCGATGGAGACAAAGCACCGTTTCAACAAATGACTTTTACACTTGCAGATGAACAAGCAGAGCAAATAAAAAATGCGATAGCAGATATAAAAAAAACAGATGAATATAAATATTGCGAAACTATGGGAAATGAAAACTCAAATGGTAATGCTTTATATTTAATTACTATGCAATGGGCAGAGCAAAGGAAATAATCGTTAAAGTAATACCTTCTAAAATTGCAAATGAGTTTGTAAAGAAAAACCATTATAGTGGCAAGGTAGTACCTAATAGCACTTTGCATTTTGGTTGTTTTTTAGATGGGAAATTGCATGGGGTAATGAGTTATGGTTGCAGTATGCAAAAAAGTAGTATAATAGGATTAGTTCAACCTTGTTTATGGAATGAAATGTTAGAGCTTAATAGAATGGCTTTTGATGATTATCTACCAAAGTATTCAGAAAGTAGATGTATTGCAATTAGTATAAAACTATTAAAGAAAAATGCACCACATATAAAATGGATAATTTCTTATGCAGATGGTTGTCAATGTGGAGATGGTACAATATATAGAGCAAGCGGATTTCAACTTACGGGAATAAAACAAAACACAACAATGCTATTAATGCCAAACGGTCAAATAATGGCAGATAAAACCTTAAATAATTCAAACTATAAAACAATTGGTCAAAGTGCAGGATATTGGAAAAAGAACGGAGCAAAAGCAATAGAAGGAAAACAATTAAGATATATCTATTTAATTGACAAATCCTGCAAAATAACAGTTCCTATTTTACCATTCAGCAAAATAGATGAAATGGGTGCTGGGATGTATAAAGGAGAAAAAATTTCATTAAAAGAAAGAAAAGAATTAAATTTGTAAAAATACATGCGAGTATAGCTTAATATAAAAAGCGTTTACTATTCCAAGTAAAAGATGGCGGTTACTCCGACCTACTCGCTCGAAAAAAAACACAGAAACTACACCGAAATGAACAGAGAAGATAATTTAAAACCTAATTGGCAAAAAGGCGAAAGCGGTAATCCAAACGGGCGACCGAAAGGTTCAAAGAATCGAAGCACGATTGCACGTAGGTGGCTTGAGGTTAATCAGAACTTAAAGAATCCGTTAACTGGTGAGAATGAAAACATGAGCCAGGAAGATTTAATGACATTAGCTTTAATTAAGAAAGCTCGTGAAGGCGATACAAATGCTTACAAGGCATTGATGGATAGCGGTTACGGAGCACCAGTTCAACAAGTTGAAAACGATATTACCATAAAGGAATTTGATATCTCTAAACTCTATAATGGAGAAGCACAATAACATATGGAATTTACTTGGTTCAAAAAGTAGATATTTTGTAGTCACGGGTGGACGTGGCTCGGGTAAGTCGTTTGAGGTTGGTAGGTTCATAACTTTATTATCATTCGAACAAGGTCATAAGATACTATTCACAAGGCAAACAATGACATCGGCTCACTTGTCTATCATTCCTGAATTTAAAGAGAAAATTGAGCTACTTAAATTAGAAGACCTATTCAGTATCTCAAAGAGTGAGATTAAGAATAAGAACTCAAATAGTGAGATATTTTTTAAAGGATTAAAGACTTCGAGCGGTGACCAAACTGCAAACTTGAAATCATTGCAAGGCGTTACGACATGGGTATTAGATGAAGCCGAGGAGTTAGTTGACGAATCGACATTTGATAAAATAAATTTATCTATTCGTTCAAACGATAAGCAAAATAGGATTATACTAATTTTAAACCCAGCAACGAAAGAACATTGGATATATAGAAAGTTTTTTGAACAAGAAGGCATCAAAGAAGGCTTTAACGGGACTAAAGGAAATACGACCTACATTCATACTACCTACGAAGATAACATCAAGAATTTGGGCGTTTCTTTCTTACAAGAGGTTGAAAAAATTAAGATACATAATCCTGACAAATACAATCATGTAATTTTAGGCGGTTGGCTCGAAAAGGCTGAAGGAGTTGTGTTTACAAATTGGGAGTTCGGTGCGTTCAATCCAAACTACTTGCAAACTTCATTCGGTATGGACTTTGGTTTTTCGATTGATCCTGATGCATTAGCTGAAGTGGCAATCGATGTTAAAAACAAATTGCTATATGTCAAAGAACATATTTATCAACGTGGATTGAAGACGCATGAATTGAGCAAGATGCTACTTGAAAAAACTAAAGGCGGTTTGATTATAGCAGATAGTGCAGAACCTCGATTGATTGACGATTTAAGATTTCAAAAGATAAACATCCAAGCGGTTAAGAAAGGAACGATTGAAAGCGGGATAGTAAGGATGCAAGATTTCAAAATAATAGTTGATCCAAATAGCACTAACATAGCCAAGGAATTAAACAATTATTGTTATTTGAACAAAGGTTCAAAGCTATATGTGGATAATTGGAATCACATAATAGACGCTATTAGATACAATGTTATTTACAACCTTGACAATCCGAGTAGAGGTACCTATGGTTTTTACAAAAAAGGTATGTAATTTTACAGATAAATTATATTTATAACCATGCAAGGTAGTATTTACGAAATATTAATAAAGGATTTAAAAACATTGTGCTTATCTCATAAGGCGGTTAAGTCATTTAGAGTAGGCGATATAAGCGCCATCGAACAACCGACTGGGAACGATGGAACGAATACAAATTCGTATGAGTACATTGCGGTTCACTTAGTACCATCCACCGCAGTTATGAATGGTCAATCTACTAAATTCGAGTTTGATATGGTAGTGTTCGACCTTTGCAAAGATGATTTAGAATTACAAGTTATAACACAATCTCAATGCTTAGAAATCACTCGAGATATAATAAGCAAGTTTAATCTTACCGATTGGGAAGGATTTAGATATAACATTCAACTACCAACGACATCAATGATATTTGATGAATCTTTTGTGAATAGCGTGGCTGGTTATACAACACGAATCATAATTGAGGTTATTAGTCCGTTCACTTTATGCGAAAATCCTTTTAACTAATGGATCCGCAAAAGTTATACATCCGACAAGTTACTAAAGCGCTCGAATCACTCGGGCAAGAAATCTTGAATATAATGAAGGCTCAAGCGCCAGTTAAGACTGGGAAACTTAAGCGTTCAATAAGATATAAGGTAGTAACAAAAAATGGTAATCCAGCGTTGTCGTTTTATTACATCTATTATGGAGTGTACGTTGACTTAGGAACGTATAGCAATGCAGACAAAGCAAGCTATGGAATGAGTCAATTTATAATGCCTAGATGGAATCCGAAGCCAGGTAAGATTGGAAAAGGAATCATGCCACGTTATTGGACATCGTTAAGCGAAGACGCAAACGAATTAATCGAATACTTCGCAAGTAAATTAGAAAAGACAGTCGGAGCTGATATAGTGGAATTATTAACAGGAGTTACAACAAAAACAAGTAGAGCAACATCATGATAAAAAAAATTAACAGCATATCAATTAAGAAATTTATTGAAATTTCAGATTTAATCAAAGACGATGCAAGTATTCACGACCGAATGGAAGTAATCCGTATTGTTAGCGGTTGCGACATGGATGAAATTAGAATAATACCAGCCAATGTGCTTGATGGTATTTGGAATGACTTTGTAAAAAATTGTTTTGACTTGGGAGATGGTTCGATTGATAATATCGTAACCATTGATGGTATTTCGTATGGCTTAATAGACGTTAAGAAATTAAGCGTTGGTGAGATGGCAGATATCGACATATTAAAAAACCATCCTAAATTAAATTTCAATCTTCATAAGATTATGGCTATTTTATATAGACCATTGAAAAGCAAATTACCTTTCGTAGTAGAACCATTTAATCCTGATACGTTTGAAGCTCGTGCTGAATTATTTGCAGAGAAAATGCCCGTTAAGGTGGCATTAAACACGGCTGTTTTTTTTTTAAATATATTGGGCAACTTGAAAGGAGCTATAAAGGACTTTTCGGAGAAGCCGAAAGCGGAGAAGAAAAAGAAAATCTTGAGCGTGCTGACATCCGTTGCGCTAGAGGTTGGAATGCGTTTATTTACTACCTTGCTAAAGACAACATCCTCAAAATCGAAGAAGTTACCAAAATCGAATTAATAACGGCTTACAATTTTTTAGCCTACCAAAAGAATAAAAATGATAACAACAATTAATTACGCACCATCTTACCTTCAAGGCACATACAATCCGATTATTTGGAGTGTTACGAGTGACGAAATAGCACAACCAAATTTCAGTTATGTGTTTGATGTTTATATCAATTCAACATTTCAAATAAGATTAAAAGTAAAACCGAATCCAGCGGGAGCGGGCATGATTGATATTAGTCAAATTTGCGAAGCTAATTTAAAGAACGACATTATACCCGAAACAACTATTGATACAAGTTTATTATCGTTAATTTTTGCAGATAATTTGAATTCATGTTTGAAAGCGTTTGTTATTTGCGGTGAGGAATACGGCGGTGTGTTATACAATGGGAATGGCGGTGTAGGTAATCCAAGTTATTATCTATATGCTAGAACAATTCAAAATCATTATGACATTCCCGTTCACGTTTGGAATAGTAGTTTAGATTTTAGACTTCAACAAGATGGAATGTCAAACGGAATTTTATTGAGTGGTGGCTATGGTTTATTGCCATCCCGTGCAAAATCTTACGATTGGGGTGATGCAGTTAGTAATAATACTTTGGCTTATCCGTTAAGCTATGCACCTTTAAAACAAAAAGTTTATTATACTGACATGAATGTATTGAGCTTTATAAATTGGACTCAATATTATAATAATTTAGACAATAGTTATATTGCATTTATGGTGTTAAATTATTACGATAAATTTGATAATCCGATTGTAACTAACTTAGCAATTGAAGTAAGTAATGTAACTGGATTTAGTCAAAAGAATAATTGTAGTGATGTAGTCACAACTCAATTAGATCCTGAATATTATGTACTTAATGCACAATGTAGACTATCTTCATTGATTGATATGATTAGCATAAACACGGGTAATTCATATACTATGAGTGAAGGCGAATATATTGAAGTTCAAATGTATAATCATGTAAACGGCAATGGATGTACTCCCGATATTCCTATTTCGCAAGTTAGTAGATTTACCATGCTAGAAGATTGCGATACGTTATACACTAGAGTTCGATTAAGCTGGTTAAATGATTTAGGCGGTCGTGATTACATGAATTTCACTGCATTTATGGAAAAACAAACATCGACTACCAATGACAATTACTATCAAGAATCAATGAATTGGAGTTCGTTGAAGCCAGTTACTGAAAACGTAACAATCCCAGGATATAGCCTACAAACTAAAGGCGGTGAAGTAATCTATAACAAACAAGCGATGACATCGTGGACATTGAACACGGATTGGTTAACTCAAGATGAAGTTAACTTACTTGAAGGCTTACAAAAAAGCTCGAATGTTATTGCTTATTTCAATGATAGCGCTTACAATGTAGCAGTACCTTATAGCGTGAGAATAGGACAAACAAGTTACAAAACAAAGAATATTAAGCAAGTTAAGTTAGCACAAGGTGAATTTGAAATATTCTTAAACCAAAATCAAAAAATAAACTAATGAGATTATACGTTAAGATTAGTACTGGGTTTATCTTATTAGATTTAATGGAAGATAATCCGATTAAATTGAATTTGTCGGTTGCTGATATAATGGACCCAACTGCAAATCCATCGACATATTCGCAAACTTTTAGAGTGCCAAACACGGCAAATAATAATTTGTTTTTTAAAAGTGCGTTCAATATTAATGCGGTTAGTTTTGACGCAACACAAAAGATTGAATCGTATATTGAAGATAGTAATGTTACTATTGCCGTTGGTAGTATTCGATTGAGTAATATAATTACAAACAATCGAGATAAGAATGTAGAATATGAAGTTACTTTTTTTGGAGAGGTGTCAGACTTTAGTGCTGCGATTGGTGGTGGCTTTATGAATAGTTTAAATTTAACAGCATACAACCACGTTAAAAGCTATGTTAACGTTGTAGATAGTTGGAGTAAAAATTTATTTTTAGGCGATGTGATATATCCATTGATTGAGTGGGGCTATGATTATTTGGATGGTCAACCCGTTCAAAATACTTTGTCTTATCGTGATGGCACACATTCAAAAAATGGATTTACAAGTAATTCACATCCTTTGTCAATCGACCAATTCAAACCCGTTATTCGTGCTAAAGTATTATTCGATGCTATCTTTGCAAGTAGTGGATTTACCTACGAAAGTACTTTTTTGAATGGTTCAGACTTTATGAATCAATATGTAATCACGGAGCAAACCGATACGGCAATCGATAGGAAAACTCCGAAGTTTCAAGCTAAAGGATATGCGAATCAAAGTTTGAATTTAAACTTAACAAAAATTGCATTTCCGTTTGAGATTTATGACACGGCAAATTCATTCAATAATAGTACATCGGTTTTTACAGTTCCTTTAACCTTTCAAGCGCCTTTAGTTGACCATTTTACGTTTAATATTGCTGGCGGTTATAGACAATTTGCAACGAATCCGACAGTTACTTTTGATATTCAAATATTTAATTTGACTACCAACACAATTATAGCAACGCAAAGTTTTACATATACGCCACCAGTACAAAATTATCTATATAGTTTCAATCATACTTTTAATATTTTTAATGCACAAGCAGCAATAAATGATGAGCTTATTTTTAGAGTAAATGCGCCATCAATAACGCCAGGACTTGCAGCGGTTGAGAATGTTACAATAACTCAAAGTACAACTGTTGACAATATCAATGTGTTGAATAATTACCTACCAAACAACGTTAAAAATATTGATTTTTTAAAAGGAATTATCGAACGATTTAACCTAGTATTAGAGCCATCCAAAACAATATCAAAACATTTCATTATTACTCCGTGGGTGGATTGGGTAGAACAAGGCACGCAACGTGATTGGACTGATTTGGTAGATGGTAATGTTGACATCCAAAGTAAACCATTGTTTGAAAGTCAATCTAGGTCAAATACATTTTTAGACGATGAAGATAGTGACTTTGTAAATTATAATTTTCAATTAGCGACAAAACGAACTTTTGGTCAATTAGATATAGATAGTCAAAATGAAATTTTAGTAGGAAACAAAGTGACGCAATCGTTATTTGCGCCAACGCCTTTACTACCGATTGGTAATAGTTCAGCTCAAACCGATGCAACGGCAAACCAAAAGTTAGCAGCTACATTCTTAATTCCTCACATTGCTAAAGATACAACCACGGAGCGAACTCCGATAGTCCCAAAATTAAGATTAGTTTATTACAATGGAATGACGCCAGCGCCTTTAGAATGGCACATAAAAAACGATGCTGGGACTACAATACATTGGAATGAATATCCTTTAGTTAGTCAATATAGTATTTTTAATACTACTACCTTTGATGACCTTGCTTGGCGTAATTCAGCACCTTTGTGGGCAATTACAGGAGCGGTTACAAATCCCCCAATGAGAACGATTAATGACTTGTTTAACAATTACTGGCTGAAGTGGTATAATTTCACATACGATCCATTTGGGCGTATATTAGAAATGAATATCATTTTAGATTATAGCAATATTTTTGATTTAAGATTTAATGATAAAATATTTATAAAAGATAGTTGGTTTATGGTAAATAAAATAACCGATTATCAAGTTGGGAAAAAAACAAGTTGCAAAGTAGAATTAGTGAGAGTGGGAGAATCAATATCAATAATACCTTAAAAAAAAACTATGGCAAACGAAATAAATATAGGAATAAATACCACATCCGACCTGAGTGGATTGAATCAAGTTGACGAAAGTGTAAAGAGTTTAAAAACCCAACTCAAAGAAGCGCAAGCTAACGTTGCTGCATTGTCAGAAAAGTTTGGAGCGACATCCCAACAAGCTATTGATGCGGCAAAGAGTGCGGCAGTTTTGAAAGACAAAATCGGTGATGCTAAAGGATTAACAGATGCGTTTAATCCCGATGCTAAATTCAAATCCTTGATGGGTTCACTTACTGGTGTGGCTGGTGGATTTAGTGCGGTAACTGGTGCGATGGGTATTCTAGGCGGTAAAAGTAAAGACGTAGAACAAGCGATTGCAAAAGTGAATCAAGCCATGGCTTTGGCTAGTGGTGTTCAAGCCTTGGGTGAAAGTATTGATAGCTTCAAACAATTAGCTGCGGTTATTAGAAGTACAACCATATTTCAAAGAGTAGCAACGGCAGCTCAATGGTTATGGAATGCGGCAATGAGTGCGAATCCGATTGGTGCGGTTGTGGTAGCCATTACAGCATTGATTGCAGCGGGTTACTTATTAGTAAAAATGTTTCAAAGTTCAAATCAAACTTTGGAAGTATCAAAAGAAGCCACCGAAAAAAATACAAAAGCAGTTGAAGAACAAACAAAGAAATTAGAAGAAAGCAGAAAGAAAAAAGAAGAATTACAAGATTATGAATTGCGTTTAATGAAGGCGCAAGGTAAGTCAAGCGAAGCCATTGCAAAACGTGCCATCGTTATTGCAAAAGAAAATGAAGCAGAAGCGTGGAAGAATTACCACTTGAAAAAAAATACGTTGGAGATGTACAAAAATACCATCGCAACGCATGACGCAACGCAAGCTGAATTAGATAGAAAACTTGCATTAGAGGGAGCGTTTACCTCACAAAGAGCTATATATTTAAAAGATAAACAAGAAAATGAGGTAAGATTAAAAAATGCTAAAGAAAATCTAAATGGAGCTATAATTGCTTACAACGCATCGGTTAAAGATGTAAACGATGCGCAAGCAAAGACATTAAAAACGCAACAAGAATTAATAATATTAAAAGCGCAACAACAAACGGATGCAAACAAAGCTGCAGTAGATAAAGAGAAAGAGCATGACCAAAAGTTAGCAGAACAAAGAAAAGCAAAGCAAGAAAAGATTAAGCAAGAACAGGAAAAGAATAAACAAGACGATGCACAATTTATAAAAGGATTAAATGCAGAAGCTGAAAATCTAGAAGCCGATACAGAAGTTAAAAAAGAAAATTTAAGACACGAAGCCGATTTAAAAAGAATCAAACAAATAAAGGATACAAGCGAAAGAGTAAAGGCTTTAAAAGTTGAAGAAGATAATCATGATAAAAGATTATCAGATGCTAGGGAAAAAGACCAAGAAGCGGCTTATCAAAATGAAGTAAAATTACAAAACGAAAAAGATGCTGGCTTTGAAGAAGATTTGCAAAAGCAATTAGCTCATTATGAATCGTTATTAGCTATTCAACAAAAGTATGGTAAGAATACAGTTGAAACTACAATCCAAATTGATAAGACTAAAGAAGATATAAACAAAAAAGAATATGAGAAACAATTAGAATTATTAAATGAACAATATGCAAATCTTGACAATGATTTAGTAAAGAAAGAAGAATATAATAAAAAACTTTTAATACTTCAACAAACATTTAAGGAAAAAACAATTGAAACCGAAAGAGAACTTGCAAAAACTCAAAAAGAAATTGATGAGAAAAAATTAGCAGATAGAGAAAGCAATATCAATGCATTAGGTTCAATTGCGCAAACGGCTGCAAATATTGGTAGCTTTATTGCAGATAGGTTGAAAGGCGATAATGTTAAGGATAAAGAAAGACAAAAAACAGCGGTTAGAGTAGGTGCGGCTAGCTCGATTGCGGGCGTTATAGGACAAACGGCAAGTGCGAACGCTGGTTTTTTAGCAAACCCAGCATCGGTGTCGACTTTAGGACTTGCAGCAGCCGCACCGATTGCAGCAAGTATTGCATCAAGTACGATTGCCATAGCTAACATATTAGCGCAAAAAAACAAAGCCATCGCTGAAATTGACAATGCAACGGATAACGCAAATTCAAGTGGTGGCAAACAAACACCATCCAAATTTGCAACGGGTGGACTTGTAACTGGGATGGGTACTTCAACAAGTGATAGTATCATGGCAAGATTATCAAATGGGGAATCCGTAATCAATGCGAAATCAACTGCGATGTTCGGTAATTTACTTTCAAATATCAATCAAGCGGGTGGCGGTGTAGCGTTCGGAAATCAAAATAACGCAAATCCTATATTTAAAACATATGTAGTAGCTTCTGAAATGACAAGCCAAATAGAAGCCAATTTAAAACTTAAACAAATAGCACGTTTATAATATGAATAGAAAATTAATAGAATTAGTAATTAGCGAATATGGTGGAGTTGATAAAATTTCACTAGTTGAGGAGCCAGCCATTGAGATTGATTTCATGTATTTTAAAAAGGAATTAGAAAAATACAGGTTCGATAATGATTTGCAAATTGTTATTGGGCCAGCCATGATCCCTGATTTCAAAATTGTAAGATTTGACAAAAAAACAAAAACATACTACGATGTAATTTTTAGCAAAGAAACAATTTTAAAGATTGCTAAAAAATTCATGAAGGAAGCTCGCACAAATGATGTGAATCAAGATCATGAGAATAAAAAGAAAACAGGAACGTATGTTT